CTTTACCTATTTTTATTTCGATACCTATTTCCATATCATCACACCCTAATATACTGCTATAATATCAGTTGCGGTAGTGTTGGTCGCCCATACTCTTTTAACTCTCAACGGGTGTATAGTCCCTGCTGGTAAACCAACAAAGGTAATACTTTCACCATCGCCCATATGCTCTAAAGTAACCTGTAAATCACCTTTAGCGCCTAAATATATACCGTTGGTTACTGCCGATAAATCTTCTGTATCGTTTGGTGTAACACTTTTACCATCTATTGCTTTTGAACCTTCAATGCTTACTCTAGACATTTAAACCCCTCCTTAATATCCCACCGCAAAGAATGGTATATCTGTTACGCCGGATAGGTCTGTTTCGTTCGGAACTTCTATTAAAGCACCATCTGCACTTGCGTCATAATCAGCATAATAAGCCTTAACTGTTTCGTTTACAGGGTCATACTCAAAGACATAACCATCTTTGTTTCCTATAAAACATTGGACGACACCTTTATTGAAAAAGGAATCAAAACTCAAATCTTCGCCACCTGTTGCATAGGTTCCCATATCTATTGTCCCTGTTAAAAATTTAAAAGGTAAACCATAAGATTTAATAGGATTTAGACCTGCGTGGTCCCCTACCATTTCAAAATTAGCCATTTATATTCACTCCCTATTCATATTTTTGGTTCTGGACCTTGCTAATATTGATAAGAGGGTCGCGTAAAATACCCTTATCCCAAGCGTCCAGGAATTTAATCTCTTCCTTATCATTTGTTTCATATTTACCGTTCTGAAAATTAATATGTTTGCCACGTTCAAATTTAACTACCTTGCCATCTTTGTCCTTAATTTTATTGTGTGATTGAACGGCAAGTTGCATATTATAGAAGTTACAGGAATAGATAGCCGGTTTAGTAATCTTTTTAGGTTTTTCTTCCTTCTTTTTTGTTTCTTTGCGTTTCTCTTCCTTCTCTTTAATCTTTTTCTTCTGATTTTTAGCCTTATCTTCACTAATGAATTTTCCGTTTTCGTCACGTTTAGGCATTAAATTATCACTCCTTATATTCATAAAAACAAGGAAGGCCAAAGGCCCTCCCTGCTTATAGGTTAAGTTTATTTAGTCACGCCAGATAAAATAGCGTGTGTCTTTTCTAGTCTTACTCTTAACCCAGCCTTTGTCATATATTCGTCCATCCAACCGTCTAAAGAATCGGGTTGAATATTAGCGCGGAGTTTAGTGTCATATCCGCCATATGGACGGTAATCAATATTCTCGACATCAAGCACGACACCCATACCTTCATAGTCGTGTTCAAACAACCTGGTTGTCGCTATGATAATGTCGCCGTGGAAGGTTTCAATCCTCTTTAACTTCATACCGTAAGTATCTTCGCCAGAAGTTGTTACGATACGGTCAGAGGCAAATTGGTTTAAGATAGAACCTACCTTCCTGGAAGTAACAAAGAGTTTTACGTCCTTATTACCATATTTGAAGGCCATTTCTGTGAAGGCCTCCCATTCAGCCTCGGTTAAGATACCGTTGTTAGTAGAGCCTACATTATAGTTATTAGTCTTAATATACTGTAAAACCCCACCTGTCATACGGATTTTATTAGAAACGTCCTCTTTTCTTTCACCGAAAGTAACCTGTCTTTCAATACCGATACGGTGTTCAATAGCCTTCAACCTTCTTAAACGAACCCTAGTAGAATCACCGGCTTTTTTAGCCTCTAGTTCGTTATCCATAGAACCATCAAACGGGGTTCTAAAGGTTTGGACATAATTGAACTCTTTATTAGGTTGTGTTGCGTAAGTTTCTGGAACATCAGAGTTTTCTTCCATAGCGGTGTGTAGTAACATAATATAATCGTCCGAGGAACCCGCAGTTGCTTGTGTTCCTGTTGTAGTATCGGCGTCATAACCGTATCCTCTATCAACGGTTAAGTCATTACCAGACACACCTGTAACTCTCATAATCTCACCTGTCGCGGTATTTTTGATAATATGTTTCGGTTTAATGAAGGACGCGTCGTCAACGGTGACGGTGGTAACAGAATCGTTATAATCACCATTTGCTTGGGTGTACCAAACAGGTTCGTCCTCATCATACCACATAAATTCAAGAGAATTTACGGGTGTCTTTCTTGCCCTCATTAAAACTGTTAAAAATGGTGTGGCGGAAGGCACTAGTTGTGGTATATCACTCGCCACATCAATATCCCTACGGTCAGAGTCAATGTTGTAACTCATTACTGGCGAACCAGCAGAACCGGTCCACAAGTTTCTACCTGCAAAATCAGTAGCCATTATTGTTCACTCCCTGTATTTTATTAGATTTAATAGTTTCGACCATAGGGGGAGTTCGATTAGCCAAAACTATTGTTTATCCGAAAATTCCATTACCTTTAGGCTGACCGAATATCATTTGCTTTTCTTTTTGAACCTGTGACATTTGGTTATTTTGATTACCTGGTATCATATCGGCGTTAGAATTATTTATATCAGCGTTTTTCTTCCTAAATTGTTCTTTTTGGTTGTATTGTTGCGCCTGGTTTTGCCTTTGATTGGCGCGTTTCATATTCATTACTTTCTGATAGGCAAATTCTATGCCGTTACCAAATTCCGGTAACATCAAATATTGGTTATTACGCAAATAACGGTCAACTTCATCTTCTACGGCTTTGAAATTTTGTTCCCCATATTTTTGTTTAACTTCTTCAACCTGGTTTACTACGTGATTGTATAATTTTTTAGTCTGTTCTTCCTGTTGACGCTGGGCTTGTTGTTTCTGCATTGTTTCATTTATCTTATTTTCTGCTATATCGTTGGCTATCTTGGCTGACAGGTTAGCTATAACTTTTTCTGGTTTATTCCAAAAGTCTTTCTTATCTACTTCGTCCATATACTTTTGGGTTACTTCCTCTAAAGACATATTGTGTTGTTCGCGATTATCATTAGTTTGTGGTTGTTGTGGATTCTGTTGTGGATTCTGTTGATTATATAAAGGTGCTTGAAATCTACCTTGTTGGTCGCGATTAAACTGTCCCTGTTGAGGTTGTGGTTGTTGTGGATTCTGTTGTGTCACACCTGCCTGGTTAAGATTGTTAATAATAGCCTTTAAGGTCTGATTTTCACGCCTTAATAGTTCTTCTTGGTTCGGTATCTGTTGTTGTCTTTGATTTTGAGTTTGTTGTTGGTTTTGTTGATTGCCCCTACGTCCTAATTCTTCTTCTAATTCAATATATTTATTAACTACTTCCTCTGTCGTGTTAAAAGAGGTCGGGTCAATATTTTCACCTAGTTTATTACCCAATTCGACCATAGACTTCTCTAAATCGTCGCCACCATCGAATTTTTCGGTAATATACTTTATCTTGCGTTCCATATCGTCTTGACTAGACACCTGTGGTTCCGGTTGTGATTGTTGTTGTGGCTCTTGTTGCGGTTCTTGTTGCGTTTGTTGTGGTTGAGGTTGTGTTTGTGACCTCGGTTGCGATTGTTGTGGCGGTTCATAGTTTGGTTGGGGCCTCTGTTGAGTTTGAGGTTGTCCCTGGTTTTGATTGTCCGGAATAGGTGGTGCCTGGTTCATAAACTGCCTTGCCCTCTGTTCATCTGCGTTGCCTTGACTTCCATTACCTTGTGGTTGTCCACCTTCATCGTGGGCCACTTTACTTCTGTCTAGCCCCAAAGGATTCTCGTTACTTACTTCACGGTCCTTTGGGTTTGTTCCAAAAATTCCTGGCATTAGTTATTTGCCTCCTTAAATTTTTTGTCTTGGTTCTTTTGAAATTCAACGTATTTAAAAATTTTCTTAATACCTTGAATCTTACCCGCCATTTCCTTATACTCGCCATAATTATCAGCCTTACCTTCTTCCAACGTCTGTCTAATGGTTTCCATCTGACTTTCCATCTTTTCCTTTAATAAATCATACCCTCTGTGGGTTGATAAACTTCTTATAAGTTTTGCCTCTGCTTTTCTCTTTTCGTTACTAATTTATCTCACCTGCCCACTTTTGCGTTCTTGTGTTGGTCCGTGTTGTTGTGGTGAACCAGACCTCTTTTTACCATAATTAGCATTGACCTGTTGTTGGGCCATTGTGGGTTGATTGTTATTTGCTTTACCTTTACTATCTTTTCCTTGCTCTTCTTTTTGTTGTTGTAACATCATCTGTTTCATTATTTCCCTAGCCTGGTCCTTCGGTAATAAGAAGGATTCCGGGTTTGGAATATCAAACTCTTCAATCCACTCTTTAATAAGTTTATAGTAATCAACATAAGGAATCTGCATATTGAGTAAAGTCTGCATTAACATTGTCATTTGCTCACGTCTGACCTGTTTATTAGCGCCTGGGTCGATAGATGGTGTAGCAGGTCTATAATCAAATTCACCAATAATTTCTCTAGGCTCAACTGCCCTCCATTGTTCGACACCTTCTTGTTTCATCTTGATAATACGTTCATCACTAATAAACTGCTGATTATTCATATCCATTAAATAAGCCAATCTCTGCAATCCTAATTCATTATAAAGTCTAATCTTAACATCGAAACGCATACCGGCGTTAGTTGTTTGTTTCATAACCTCTGTTGCGGTCGAACTGCCTCTACCTTCTGCACCACGCATAATAGGTGGTGTTCCTAGTGTATTTTCCATAATTTGTGATATGATATTCTGTTGTTGAAAACTAGAGGCCACGACATCGTTAAATTCGATAGGTTCTATATCATCGGGTTCGTCAACGTGAATTATACCGTGTGGTTGTGAAATCAACTGTGATTCATCAATATCTGCGGTTCTCTTAACTTTCCACATTTTGTTCAAAATCATATTAACATTATCTGAACGTTGATTGTGAATAGCGTTTTCTTCCTGTTGTAAATCGTGTAAGAAATCTATTGCACCTTGTCCCATCATCTGATTGGGTAATCTTTCAAAAGAGGCAGTAACAAACGGTAATTCGCCGTGCCTCCAATAAGGTGACGGACCTTCATATACTATCTGTTGTCTATTTATGATTATTTTATGTTTGTCCGGCTCCCAATAGTGCATAAACTCGTATAATTCATTCTTGTTTTCTTTTCTGTCGTCTAAATTACTATATACATCATATTCGTCACCATCTGATTGTTCAACGGCGTTCTTTAAAATAGAACGTCCGGATTCCAAACTTTGTGCGTTGCCTAAATCATCTCTCTGGGTCTGATAAATAGTCCCTTCATTTAATTTGCGATAAAACTCTATTCTATCAACAACTTCTTCCCAAGTTAAAAATTCTCTATGAAATACTCCCCTGGCGTTAGATATATCTGTCGCCCGTGGGTCCGGCCAGAAGTCAAAGAAATTTACGTTACCGATATGGTTATCATCAAAAGCAACCTCTTTTTGCTCATAAGGAACATAAACATAATTGCCTGTCTTATAATAACCAAACCTGGTATTTTGTATCTCTGGTTCCGGCACCCTGCGCCTTATCATCTTTTCCTCATAACGCCAACCCACACTCATAATTCCTAGTGGGAAGGTCAGAAAAGAAGTAACAAAATCATAAAATTTTGACACGATATTATTCCGGTTTAATTGTTGGTCCACGATATTGGACGCAACTTTGGCCTTCTCTTCCGCCGATTGTTTAGAATACATATTCTGACGTGTAGGTGAAGGCAAAAACTCGAAATAAGGTTCGCGTTTGAAAAAAGCCATAACAAGACGACTTCTAATCGTGTCCACTATCTGATAAACGCGGGGAATATGCAGGTTAGAACGCGGGTCGTCCTCGTCCAACTGCTTTTTGTATCCTACTAAATCTTTATAATTATCAAGTGCGGTTTCTCTGTAATCACGCCTGTAATTTTCATAATAGTTAAATAATTGTAAAGTTTCCTGCGTTTTTTGTTTTTGCTCGTTTGTTATTAACATTTAAAACACCCGCTTTATCTAGTGTTAGGTGGGTTCCTTCTTACCTGGCCTCCCTGTTGGGGACCCTGTGCGCCTTGTTGTTGCTGAATTTGCATAACGGCCTGGGCCAACATTACTGACAATTTCTGTTTGTCCATACTCATAAAACGCCTTACCAACTGTTGCATTTGTGGTGGCATTTGCCCTTGTTGTGGTTGCCCCTGGCGTTGTCCCTGGGGTTGTCCCTGCGGTTGTGCCTGTCTTTGGGGACCGGGCGATGGGCCACTACCTTGAATACCTTGTTGTGGTCTTACCATAATATTTTAATACCTCCAATATAACTAAAAGTAATTGTATTCCGTTCTGTTCTCTATTTTAAGTATAACAAATTGTTATAAAGTGTTAAAACGCTATTTTACACAAAAGTCTTTTTTAACCACTTGTTTACCCCTTACAAGCCTATTACATTCATCGGCTGACATTTCATCATTCGCTACAATAGCGACCAATAGTGCGTGGTATCCATAGTCCTCCGGCTCTATTTCAAACGATGAAGGTCTAATTTTATCAATCACCCCCAAAGCCACTTTTGTTTCCATAATTAATACCCCACTTCTTTTGAAATGGGTTCTATCATTTTCTTGCGTTTCTTTTCACGCCTTCTTTTTTCCATTTTAGGGACGTGTATCCTATCGTTATTACTGAAAGTCATAACCAAATAGCGCAAAGCGTCAACAAGGTGGTCCTCTTGTCCGTTGTCTAAATCTTCTGGTTTGTGTTCATTATACTGTAAACCCGGTATAGTTCTGATAATATTCGGGCAATTCGGAGTAACACGTAGTTTAGCAAGTGGGTCGCCGAACCTATCCGGAATATAGTTACCATCTTCATCTTTTAAAGGTTTAAGCCACTCGTGTAAGCGCCTCCAACCCATAATTCTATCTTTATCAGCCTTTTTAATCGGCCCTATCCCGTGGTTGCGGAATATTTTGACCGTTGATTTTCCACTATCCTGGCTTTTAGCCCAACAGGACGTATCAGCAACGATATAGTCAATCTGTTCTGGCCTTCCGTCTTTATCACGTGAAAGCGCACGGATAGCCTCTGCTTGTTCGGGGTCGGTTACAAAGGAATCATAATACTCGCGGTAAGCGACCGCCCAACCATCGTTAGAGATAGCAACCCAGACAAAAGCCGGTTGTTTATAAGCACCATCATAAGCGCCAACAATACGCCAAGAATCTGGCGGATACCAAGCCTTGTCGTGAATAACGTGTATTTCTTTGTTCCACTCTGGAAACATAGCGCCTTTACCGATTGAGAAGGCCTCTTCTGGTGAGGAAGGATATTCTTTGCGGTAGGTGCGTGGTAATGCTCTTCTGGTTCTTTCATACCATTCTCTGTCACGCCTAGGGTCTGAATCCCAGGGCAGGAAGATACCAACGAAACCATTTCTTCCGCGTCCGGATTCACCTGTCAGTTCAAACTCCCATTCTGCGTCATTCCATATTTCTTCAAAGAACGTGCCTCTTTCACCTGTTGAAATACCGATAACTTTACCACCTGTGGGCCTATTTATTGTCGGATAAGCGGAAGTCCAAATATCTTCGGCCATCGGGTGAAACGCCCATTCGTCCATAATTACTAGATTGTCAGTAAATGAACGTGCTGAACCTGGTGAGGAAGTATAGCCTTTAAAGAACGAATCCTCTTCATCTGGAAAGTGTATCTGGATAGATAAAGCCCTTTTCTCGAACCATATACCTGTTGTATTTTCTTCCCAATCTTCCTCTTCTGTATCTTTAGAAACGATTAACCAATTAGGCAAATGTCTTAAAATAAAATCAACCCGGCGTATCAGTTCTTTAGCGTCCTCTTCCGTCTGTGAAATAACGGATACTGATTTGCCGGGATTGAAAGCAACAATATGTGTTCCATAAGAAAGCGCCAACCAGGATAAACCTAGCTGACGCGCTTTTAATACTACTGATAACCTATTATTTATCATTTTAGAAAGGGCCTTTTCCTGGGCCTCCCATAAATCAAAGTCGATAACAGAACCTACAACGTCTTTATCCTCTATACTTACAACTTCGTTAATATACATATAGGGGTCGCGTTTAAGTTTCTCGAACCTTACTCTATTTATAGGGTCAACTTCTAATTTTTCTTTTATTCTATATACTCTACTAGAATGTTGTTCTGTCATAGTAACCAACCTTTTCTGCTATATATTATTCACCATCTTCTACTTCTCTAATATAAAATAATTCATTTGTTGATATAACAAACTTTGTGGTATCATAATCTGCCGGTTCTAAATATTCATTAACTCCTGCTTTGCCTTTGGCGTGTTCTCTGTTTTTAGCAACAACCTTCTTGTCTATCAAAATATCCGGTTCTGTCCCAGGTTCCCTCTTTTCAACCAAAATAACCTCATACAAATTATAATTCACTTCTTTTTCCTCCTTATTTTTATTTTCTGCCGGTAAACCAAATTGATTTCTCAACATATAAGCCGTAGCGTCTGCACTATGATTATTATTTATTTCTAGTTCAAGTTCCTCCAAAGTCTTTTTTTCTGTTATAATTCCTGGTGGTCTTGTAGGAATATCTTCTGGGTTCATCAAATCTTTTAAAGACATTTCAACCTCCTGTTCTGGAAAACAATAAGTTCTTTTATCAGCGCCTTTACAAAAAGTTATCTCGAACATTTCTAAATTGTTAAAATACCTAACTCCTTCTACTCTATCAACATTCAAGCCTTTCTTTGCCAAAAATTGTTTCGCTAACTCTTTATCTTTCCGTTCCGCCCATTTTTTGATAATTTCTTCATCACTTCTTTGGCCGAACATCACATCACGTTCTAATTTTTCTTCGGTCGCCGTCATTGGTTCACGACAAACCATTTGATAGTCATAATCTGCTCTTACTGTTTGGTTTTTATATTCTTCTAAATATTCTAAATCAATCATTTCTTCTATGGGATAAGTAAGGTTATCATCTATGAATTTAACTTCAATCGTATCTTTTTTTTGGTTATGAAAATATTCTATAATTCTTATTGGAGTTTTGTATCCTTCATAACTCAAATAATTTTTTAAAAGTCTTTCTAATTCCATTTTTCACTTCCTTTCAGTAACGGTGAAGAGGAACCCACGCCCCTGGTAAACGTGGGTAAAAACTCCACCACAAGTAAGGAGGTTATATAAACATTCGTTAATTTCTTTCTTCGAACACCGGCCTGGTATAAGCGCCACATTCTGGGCAACTTCCTGGAAATACCCTTAAACCGGGCGTTTTTTCGTCGTGGTCTTTAATCTCATTTGGACGAAAGCCACAACTTGAACATTCTATTGGATAATTTAATTTTCTTTTGGTCTTTAATTTATCATCGGTCATAAGATTCGCCTCTCATTATCTCTGGGTCCTCTACTACGGCCACTTCTCTAGAATCATCAAACCGTTCATCGTGTGGCGTATAGTTCGCTTTGCCCATATTAAATTCGTGAACCATTTCTGTATATTGATAAAATTCAGTAACGTTGTTTTCACCTGGGTTCATAAGATTAACATAGGTCTTTTTCTGGTCCGGGTCTGATTCTTTTATCAATTCTTCCTGTTCTTTACTATAAAAAAAGTGATATTTGCCGTTAAGCCTATCCATTTTTACCTCCTTATACACTAAACCCGTGGTTATTAAGCAATTCTTTTT